ATTTCCAGTCTCGTCTTGAAAGCTACGGGCAGGCACTTTCAGGGCTGGGTCGTTATGCAGGACAGCCATTAGGAGTTGAGCAGACAATTCAAGGTCGGGAGGCTATCAGAACAATTGCACAGACTGTGTTCTTTGCGGCGTCGTTGACGGAGATTATTAACGCAGCATTAGGCAATGAGACAGACAGGCGTCCGTGGGCGGATGGTCGCCCAAACCCTAATTTCTATGTGATTAGTTATGGGGGGCGGGACTTCTCTCTATTCGGCCCCTCAGTGGGCTTCTTCCAGGCGATAGCGAATGTGGTGACACTGCATCCGGAGCGAGCGCTGCGGAGTTTAGGTAGTGGGTTTTCGAGGCTGGCTTGGGATAATTTTTGGTCCGGCTACACATTTTTGGGTGAAAAGGCTTTTATAACAAGGGACGAGTTGGGACAGATGGAGTTAACTATGTTCTCTGACCCAGTCCGGGCAATGGCATATCTGGCTGAGTTGGTCACTCCTATAGCCCCGGGGCAGGCTGGTGAACAGCTTGTAGATGTTGCGCAACAACTCCCGGGGGCTATACGGCGGCTACGTGGGATAGAGCCAGAAGAAGAGAGAGTGGGGCCAAGCCCAGTTGAGAGAGTGATCGGCGGAACTGTAGCAGTTGTGGCAGAGACAGTAGGCGGGCGGGTTGCCCCACAGAGCCGCAGTGATTGGGAGAATATGATTGCGAAAGAGCAATTTGGCATGGACTATGATGACCTGGATAACAATGTAAAGCCTGCTGTCGATAAATTGGTGCTACAAGAATTTGGGGAACGAGTATACCGAGGACCCAAGGGTAGCTTATACAAAGAGAGAGATGCTATAAACGATACATTCTTGGATGCGGTACAGGCCACAACAACGGAATGGTTGTCGGGGGGGCCTGATATCGAGGAGAAGTATAGCCCGCCCGATGCCAGAACGGGGCTTCAGTCAGCAGCAGCAGCCCGTATTGGGAATCTGTATGGTGCCCAATATGTACCCGACAAGGGCCGGACTGTTGGTGGTGTGTATGAGCGCCTCTACGATAGAGATGAGGAACGTGAAGAGCCAAAGCCAGGTAAGCGCGGCACCAAGGAGCGTAAAGAGTATTTATTGTGGCGGTATTATAATCTTATTCCCGACGCAACTGACGAACATGGCAATGTGGACTGGAAGGAATTCGAGAAGCTCTCCAGTGCGTTCTGGTCTAGCCTGGACGAGGGGGATGTGGATACGGTTTTAGCCAATATCCGAGTTATCGAAGGTGAGCTACCTAAAGAAATGCAGGCCCTGGTAGATGCAGGTCGGTATGCACAGGCCGTCCGAGTCAATATAGACGGACAATTAGTATCCTACTGGGATCTTGATGAGCTCCCGGAGGTGCGTGAAGCTATTGCGCGTGACTCTGGCGCAACACGAGCCCAGGTGGACAAATACATGGATGCTACATCCAAGAGGCGACCTTACCTGGAAATCACCCCTATCTATGCAGAGATCGGCTCTGCCCTCACCAAGGCACGGTTCCTGGATACGGGAGTGCTTGGGGCCAAGAGATGGGATTTTATACGGAAAGCGCCCCTGACGTGGTCGGCGGCAATGGTCGCGGCTGGTTATGCCATGCCGCTCTTAGGAGATGTTATTGTGCCTATGCTTAAAGAGGAAGGATACTATAATACACAAACGGAACTGCCGTATGCTAGTCTCTACCGCGATGCTCTTGTCCGGCGATAATACCACTATATGTTGTGTGCTTTACACCGTGGTGTAATATATGCGGAGGAAAAGGGGTGATATAATATGGTTATGGCAACTGAGCCACAGGAACCCGATGAGGTTGTAGACATCATAGAACCTGATGTCGCAGAAGAAGAGAGTCCGGTTGACGAACCGGAGGCGCTTGACGCTGCGCCTGGAGGGGGCGCAGAGTTTGCCCCCTCGGCGACCACGGACGGATCAGCAGATAGCGCAGCAGGGCTGCCCCCGTCGCCGGCTGCACCACGGATTGACCAGCAGGCCCTCCAAGAGCTACAGCAACGCAGATCTGCGGAGCAGGAGCGTGCATGGCGGGATCAGGTGGGGCGTCAGGCGCGGGGTTATGAGCAGAAGCTACAGGAAGCTGGGTACATGCCTGAACAGGCACGTGACCAGGCCCGGCGCTATGTGCAGCAGGAGCAGAAGTTTCGGAAGCAGGACGAAGAAGCTGCCGGTATGATTGGGCATATCCAAGGTCGTCAGGCAGCAGCGGTCCATTTCATGAAGAAGCATGGGCTGGCAAACAAGCAGATGCTTGATGACCTCATGGCTCTTCAGCAGACGAATAGCCCGGCAGAGATGGAGAAAGAAGCCCAGAGGATGAAAAATGACCGGGCTCTTCGGGCAGAGAATACTAGGTTAAAGCAGGGTCGAGTAGCACCGCAGGCGTTTGACAATAGCCAGGGTGCAGCAGAAGCGTCGTCGAATGACAACCGTCTCCTGGATGCGTACAATAACGGGGACAGGTCGGACGCGGCGATCCGAGCGGCGAGAAGACTAGCGTTAGGATCATAAAGGAGGCCGTAAATGGCACAGACAGCAACGACTGGCAATCTGGAAAACGCCCAGAGAATCATTATCGCGTCGGCGCGATATACAGAGGAGCATAATGCTCCGGCATTGGCGCTTATTGAGCAATTCACTCTGCCCAAGGGCTCCAAGCAGGTCACTGTCCCCAAGGTAGGACAGATGACTATGTCCGACCTGGTAGACGGTCAGGACATCATTGACGAGGAAGACATTGGGATGACCACAGTGGATCTGACTGCATCAGAGGTCGGGGCCAAGGTTATTCTGACGGACAAGCTGGTGCGCCAGGCTGCTGACAACGTGTTCAGCATGATTGGCCGACAGCTTGGCGACGGCATGGCCCGCAAGAAGGACACAGACGTTATAGCTCTGTGGCCTAATCTCAATGGCGGCACAGTGCTTGGAGCAGACGGTCGCGATATGAACACAGCGAATACCCATGCTGTTATCTCTAATGCCAAAGCGGGCAAGTTTGGCAACCAACTGTATCTCATACATCACCCTAACGCAGTCGCAACGCTGTCAAAACAAGCAGCCACGACTGCCGACACAGCCGCTGCTGCTGGGCTAAGTAGTGGCTGGAGTGTAGACCTGCTACAGAATTTCTACAGCGGTCTGCGCCCCATCAATAACGTCCCCATTTTTGAAGATGGGAACATTGACAAGGTATCGAGCGTGGACTCTGGGTACGGAGTTATCGCCGACAAGACTGCTATGGCTGCTCTGACTAGCGTAGACACCAGAACTGAGAGGCAAAGAGATGCGTCACTCAGGGCTACTGAAGTTGTAATGACGGCAGACTACGGTGTTTTCGAGCTGGATGACACCCGTGGTGCAGCGGTACAGTTTGAAATCGGGGACCTTTCGACTTCATAGCCAGGAGTAGATAATGGCAGGAATTACGGAACGGAATAGGCAAAAGAACGAGCTGGCAAGTATCGGTTTCTCTCTTCGTTATATTGATGAGTGGCAGCCGAAGACCACGCTGTATCGACATAAGCCAAGCTACACTGTTAGTGGCGAAGTTGCGGCAGTCGTCGGAACCGCAGTCACAGGCGTACCCGGGAGCCCAGACTATGTGTTGCGTAAGGCCAAGATAGGGCTGTTCCCCTGGATGCCTAACGACTCATGCACTTGTAGATGGTGTGCACAGAGGGACCCTGTTCCACAACCCGTAGCACAGCCTGCGGAGCAGGTGGCAGAGAAGGTAGTGGAAGAGGATATATCCCCTAGAAGAGGGAGAAGGCGAACAGGGCCTTGGTTTCAGCAAAGCTAGGTGTAAAGAAGGCCGTGCCTAGCGCACAAATTTATAACGGCATTCGCAGGACATAGAGCCTGCCATATAAGGAGGATTGCAATGGCATTTCCAACGACAGTTTATTTGAGTTATGGGATGGAGAAGGTAGAGACTTCTGAGCAAAAGCAGAAGCTCGGCACTAGGGCGGAAACCCCTGACGGCAGGGTGTTCTACTATGCCAAGAACAGTTCGTCGGCAATTACGCCCGCGGGAAAGATCGTAGACGGGGTAGCAGCAGTGGCGGCCCAGGATATGGACCTTGCTGCCACAGCAGCGCATTCGGCAGGAGACACGACTATCAGCATTGAAGTCCCGACTACTGACCTTACAAAAGACCAGTACAAGGACGGATACCTAATATGCAATGATGGCCCAGGGCAGGGAGAGGTTTACAGGATCAAGTCTCATCCAGCCCATGATGCGTCTGCGGACAACACAGTCATCATAACCATTGATGAGCCAGACGGCATTAGAACCGCACTGACCACATCATCTCTCTTTGGGCTTGCAGCCAACCCGTACACCGATGTCAAGATCATTGACGGGGACGGCACTATGACGACAGGGCCTCTGGGGGTGAACCCGATCCCCGTCACGGCTTCTTACTACTTCTGGCTACAGACATCTGGCATTTCTTCTGTCTTGTCAGGAGCAGCGGTTGCTGTTGTTGGTGATGCTATTGGTGTAAGCCAGGCATCAGGTGAGTCAGGTGCATTTGACTTGTGGGACGCTTCTTCTGAAGAGGACACACGGCCTATCGGTCATGCAATGAACATCCCATCCGTTGACACTGACAACCAGATCGTGATGTTGGCTATCCGCAACTAGGATAGGAAAGCTATGATACAGGAATTATGGACTCCGGCGGGGGCTGCCTATAACGGTATAGTCCCCGTCGGACGGAATGCGGAAACAGGTAGTCAAGTCGTATCTCACCAGATACGGGTGGAGGCTAAGGATCTCTTTGGGAAGGTGCATAAGCAGATCATCCGAGTGCTTGCTGACGATGAGACCTCCCAGTCAGAGATTGAGGAAATGATGGGCCATGCTACGGAGAACTTCGTGGCTGAGGTGCGTGAGAAGTATACCAAGCGGCCTCCCACAGAGGATGAACGTAAGCAGATAGGCAAAGCCCTAAATGATTTCCTGACACACAGAACAAAACGCCAGGAAAGTACATCTAACAGGGTATACTTCAAAGGAATAGGAAATGGAACAACAAGTAGATATACCGCTAAGCGTCACGGCTGAAGACTTCCAGGCTGTCATGCGGTCTAACCCTATGGTGGCTGTGCAGGTCCAGAACCAAGCGCTGATGCGTAAGATCAGAGAACAGGACCTCGAAGTGACTAGGTTGACTGCGGAGCTGGAGCAGGCACAGAACGGTAAGTCTAAGAAGGAGGGATAGCCATGCCAAGAGTTGGCGGAAAGAAATTCCCTTACTCGGCGGCAGGGACTGCCGCTGCCAAGCGTTATTCTAAACAGACAGGCAAAAAGATGACCCAGAAGAAAAAGAAAAAGGGAGGGTACTAAATCATGGT